AGTTCTTTGATTAGGTTGCTGCTTCGTGGGGTTACGAATAGCTTGTGCCGCTTCAGTACGTCAATGCCCACTATAACGCTATCTGCGCCCTTCTGCGTGGGTTTCACGTTCCATCCCATACGATGCAGCTCCTCAATAGATTTGGGTTCAGCAGAGTCAGCAAATACCTCTGTCCTTCTATCAAGGCCAAGTGAAGAAAGTACGTTGCTGATGTCGGGGTTGGTCATCCCCGTGCGGTAAATCAATTCATCCACATAAAGGTTATCCCCAGACTTGTACACCGCCACAAGTGCGGTTGGGTCGTTGGTGTACCCGAAGTCCATCCCGTGACATAAGAGGGCTGCTTCTGATGGTATCTCTGCTTGCCCGTATTGGAAGATGGTGGCTCTGCTCATACCACGTTCTCCTAATCCGTAGATTCTCCAATAGTCGCTATCGGTATCTCGTAGCCGTTCTATTTCATTTCGGATGCTGCTATCAAGGAACGGGTTGTCAAGGTAGGTGGTCTTAAAGAAGTCGCAGTCATCTCTTGGTACAACTTTATCATAAATCCAATGGAACGCATCCGAAGGGTTGTAGTCAAGGATTGCCCTGCCTTCGGTACGCAGGATGAGCTGCTGCCAATCCTCATACGTCAGCTCGTTGGCCTCGTTGATGTATAGCAAGTCCCTCTTGCGGCCTCGTATCTTCTGCGGTTGGTCAAGGCTTATAAACTCCACAAGGTTGCCATTCAGATAATACTCGTGGCTTGACCTGTTATGGTAGCTTTCGTTGTACAGGTCGTTGTTGCGCAGTATCTCAAAGAAGTCACGCATCACCGAAGCACGCAGCGAAGGGAACGTCTTACGGCATATCGTGATTGTCTTGTTGGTTTCCCTTGTGCTATAATAGAAAATCACCCATAGCAGGATGTTGTAAGTCTTTCCGCTACGAGTACCGCCCTGCTCAACGACTATCTTCTTGTCGCTGCGCTTTAGGTGGTTATATACTTTATTGGTCTGAATCTTCTCCAAGCACTTCAATTTGAAATAGCTTGCCCGAAGATACGTCTACCTCTTGCCTCTCTATATACCCACGCTTCTTGCCTTTGGTCTTTAGAAAAAAGATAGTAGCGGTAGAGTTGCCCTCCTTTATCTGCTTGTGCAGTTGGCTCTCTGCGAAGTCAATTGCTACGTCTGATAGTTCTTCGACTGCTGCTTTGTATTCAGGGTCGGTGTCCATCCATAGGTAGTGAGTAGTGCGACCTACGCCTACTGACTTGCAGGCTGCCGTGACAACGCCTAATGACTTCTCAAGTGCATCAAGCATTGCCTTTTTATGTTGTTCAGTCCTGTCCATTTAATTTTTTGTTGTATATTCGCTTCAAGATGCGAGGGTAGTGTAATGGTTGCACACTTGGTATTCCAATCAGGAAGTGGCGTTCGAATCGACCTCCTCGCTCAAAGTAGCCCTCCTCTCTTGGAGGGTTATTTTTTTGCCCCTGTACATACCTGCGCCAATTTCATCTATTTTCTCAAATGGCAAAACGGGGACTGTTATTTTGCAGGTCTTGTCTATTAGGTAGATATAGCGAAGTTGAAAACCTTCTGCCCATTTTGCTCCTGCATCAAGTATTGGCTTGACTGTTGCTCCGCTATACGTTGGTATTCCCAACTTTTTACAAACCCTCTGCATTGTTGACTTATTCCCCCTATTTGTAATAGGTATTGACGCCACACGCTCGCCATCAGGAAGAACCAAGATAGTCTTGTTGACATTTATTTGAGTTAAAGCAAACCCTGTAGCCCTGTAAATTGTCCCATCGCCACTTGCCGTACCATCTGAAAAAGAAAGAATCCATTTAACGTGGGGTGCATTTTTTTTAATCAAATTGAAGCAAATAGATAAAACCCTACTCTCGGAGTTCTTTGGTAGGTAGTCATCAAATGCCATTCTGTTCAACTCTAAAAAGCAGTTCCACGCTTGGTGTTTAGGTAAGCCAACGTCAACTAAATTGACTACCTTATCCTTGATCATACTATTTCCAAAAGAAGCAACTCCGTGTAGTTTGTCATCAAGGAAAGCACCAAAGTGAAGGTTGCTGTTTGGCACTACCTTCCCCGAGTAGTGATGCTTTCTTACAAATTCGTTGGCAATCTTTGCAGGGATAACTTTAACAATTATTTCTTTTGCTCTGCCCATTGCATAATGATTAAGTAGAGTGCATTGCCATTGCTATTCTCGTTTCCGAAAGTTTCGCAGTATTTGTACTCGTCTGTTGCTTTTATATCGCTGATGGCATTTTGTATCTGCGTAGCCTGCTCATCAGCAAGTGTGAATGTCATTTGTTGGAATGGTGATTTATCCCCATCAGGTAAAGAGAACTCATCACCAAACTGCTCTGCATTCAAATCAAAGCCCCCAACATCTAAACCCCAATCGGTCAACGCCTCTACATCCCATTCGTTGGCAAGCAAATCCCAATCCCATTCACCGAAGCCTACGTTGTCCTTGATAATAAATTCATCCTTCTGTGCATCCGTGAGTTTGTCAGCAATGATGATGGGTACTTCCTTCAGTCCTGCAGCAATACAAGCCTTAAGACGCATATTCCCTCCAAGCACAACCATATTGCTATCTACTACGATTGGGCGCAGCTCAAGCATCTCTGGGAACTCCTGTATGGACTTTACAAGCTTCTTGAACTTGTCATCCTTTATTATTCTTGGGTTTTTTGGGTTTGGTATGATTGTACCGATTGTTGCTCTTTGCATAACTAAATAACTCGTTTTGTTAAATGGTGGTTGTGAACCTCGTAAAGGTAGTCCTTTTTTAGGTTAGTGCCGAAGTCAGCCTCGTGGTGGCAAGTCCTGCATAATGCCATAAGATTCTCGATGTTATCTCGCATCTTGCTCCCTCCCATCCCTCTGGATTCTATATGGTGGATGTCTACGGCTTGGCCTTGACATACCTCGCAGCAAATGAAGTCAGTTGTGGTGTAGCCAAATGCCTTTAGGTAAACCTTTGTGTGGTTATTCATAGTCCGCAGTAGCCTGTATCACATTCGTTAAAGTCGGTATCAAACAGTTCATACTGTGATTTCCAATTTTTGATTTGTTCGTAAGTCACATCATTCCATTGATTATTTTTATATGATTTCATTGCAATCTTCTCGGTGTCATTAAACCATTCAAGTTTGTTTGGATGCTTGTCCCACATCTTTTTAATCAAGGCAGGTGTTTTATGAAAACATCCTACGCAATTATTCATCCAAGCAAAACGAACAGGCTTATCACTCCAATAGACCTCAATTTTATCACGATAGATGTTTGCCTCAATTAAGGGGAATCTTGGTATCTGATATGGTATGGATTTCCATTTGTTATTTCCATTCTCGTGCTTGCCCACGATAGTCTTGAACTTCATAGCACCACCATCAGCAGCAGTTCGCTCCATCATTGAGGCGGCTCTCCTTGTTTCGTTGGCTCGGAAACCGATTCTTGTCTCCACTATCTCACCGATGTTATCACGCCAAAATTCAAACATAGGCTGAATTTTCATCTCTACTGTGCAAAATCTTCGCATAGCATTTGGAAGCTGAACACGACCATCCTTGCGAGCTACAACTTGGTCAAAGGTCTTGCCTGTAACCCAAGTGATAGGTCTGCCTATGTACTGCTCAAGGTCAAGCATCGTGTAGATAATCATATCATCTTCTGCCGTTCCGATGAATGGAGCTTGAATTCTGTCTTCTACCTCTTTGCGTATTTTAGCATCGGGGAATAGACAATTCTTGTCCTCAATCCGCACAAGAGAAAAGATGTCATAGTCCGCAGGGTAGTTTGCTGCGATGTAGGAGGAGGTCTTGCCTCCCGACAATGAGTTTACAGTTTTCACTTTAGTGCGTTATAGTAGCAAAGGTACTGCTCTACGCAGATAAGTGTTCCCTGTTCGGATGCTGCTTGAGCAAAAGTACCGTCTGCATCGTAGGCCATCTCAAAGCGTAAGTTGGGCAGGTCGTGGGGTTTGAACATATAGCAAGCGGTGTCTATGTTGCCGACTCTTGGTTGGTCGGTAGGGCGGAGCCTGCCAACTTGACCCCACGTTACGATGGAGCAGTCAAGGCTATGCAGGTTACTCCACTCCTCAATGAACTTTGGGTGCAGGATGTTATCATCATCCAGATAGTAGACCCAATCCTCTTTGGTAAAGGAATCAGCATACAACTCAAGGAACTCATTGCGTAAGGGGTGGCCTGCGTTACCTGTGCGGTTGGAGTAGTGTGTGATGGATGCGCCTGTTGCTCCCTTAAAGTCGGTAGAGGAATCCATCATAACAACCCACGTTGCGTAGGGTGGGATGTGTTGTTTTAGCCTTACAAGGTTTTGAGGGCGTGAGCAGGGCGTTACTATGTAAAGCATCGGAGTTCGTTTATCTTATCCATCGTGAAGTCCTGCACATACTCGTATAACGATTCCGTTATGTCAGCCACTTGGTTGGGGTTTTCTTTTAGCCTCTTGATTGCTCCTGCCCATTCGCTTGGGTGTTTGATGGCAATGCAATTGTCCTTCGTGATGTAGGGTGAATAGGGTTGCGTGTTGCTCACTATCAAGGCGCACTTGCTAAACCCTGCCTCCAACATCTTTAGGTGGGATTTGCACTTGGCAAACTCTGATGTCGTTAGCGGCACAATGCTCACGTCAAAGAACTCGTAGAGCTTGTGGTAGTGTGTTGGTGGCATCGTTGGGAGTTTGTATGCTGCTTTCATTATCTCCGCATACCCATCAACATCCGCAACATAAGATTCATAGCCCTCAAGATTGATGGTGGACTCCTTTACGTCTAATGCGTGGTGGTTGCCTCCGATATACCCAAAGCGTACTTCTTCGCTTGGCTTACGCTCTACCTGCCACGTTGGTACGCTGATGGCGTTGGGTATGATTCGGATGTTGGTATTGTACTTCTTGACCTTTGAGGCAAGGTGCTTGTTGGTTACCCATACTTCATCTGCTGCTTTCATAGAGCGGATAATCTTCATCTTCATCTGCTCCGAGTAAACCCCAAGCAAAGGATGCGTAGGAGGCAGCACCCACCAATCATCGTTGTCAACAATTAGTTTTATCCCTTCCTTACGGCAGAGCTTTACAAAGTCCTCAAACGGCTCCACAGGGAATACCCTTGAGGTAAAGATGTGAGTAACTTTAGGCCATATCTCTGGGTCAATGTCGGTAATCTTCTCAATAAAAAAGACATCTACATCCTTGTGGCATATCAAGGGTGCAAATGTCCTGTGGTGAGAGACTCCAGAGTTCTG